AGGGAACAAGGCAACAAGATATAGCAAGAAGAATGAAAAGCCTTGGTTTGGATGATGCCATGAGTCAAAGAGTGTTTGACCAAATTAGAGAAAATGCAGTTCTTGCTCCATCAGGTTTTTTTGGTAACTCAAGAAAAGTAAGAAGAATAAATTTAGAACAATGGGCAGATGAAGATGCCAGAGATGCTTTTGTTTTTGCCATATCAAGATGGACAAGACAGAGCATACAACAAAATGATGTTGGTAATTTAAATATTCACATGACTGGAACATTAGGAAAAATCCTTACACAATTTAGAACATTTATGCTTGTCAGTTATTCAAAACAATTTTTACATAATATAAACAGAAGAGACTTTGCTGCTTTTCAAGGAATGATGTATTCTGTTTTATTTGGTGGTTTAGCTTATACTTTACAAACTCATGTAAACAGTATTGGCAGAGATGACAAAGAATCCTTTTTAGAAGATAGATTGTCAGTAACTGAAATAGGTAAAGCTGCATTTCAAAGAGCAGGATGGTTCAGTTTATTTCCAGCAGCCATTGATACAGCACGATCTTTAGCTGGAGAAGATCCAATGTTTGCTTATGGAAGGACAACTGGCCTTGCATCTAATTTATTTAGAGGAATACCTTTGGTTGATTTAGTTGATAATGCAAGTCGTGTGGTGGTTGGTGGAAGTAGAGTTTTGTTTAATGATGAGTATCAATGGTCAAGAGGACAACAGCGTGCATTGAATTCATTAGTGCCATTTCAAAATGCTATGGGAATAAAAAATGTATTAAATTTAACTTTAGAAGGATTGCCAACAAATGCAAAGTTACAATATTAGTTGTAGTAAAAGCCAAAATAATGTAAAAGAAAATATGAGGTACTAAATGACAGTAAGTAGCACAACCACAAAGAATAGTTATTCTGGTAACGGAAGCACAACTGTTTTTGCTTATGCCTTCAAGATTTTTGCAGAAGCAGATTTAAAAGTTATTGTCCGTTCATCAACAGGTACAGAGACAACAAAGACACTAAATGCAGATTATACTGTTTCAGGTGTTGGCGTTACAAGTGGAGGTAATGTAACTTTTGGTTCAGCACCTGCATCAGGTGAAACTGTTGTAATTAGAAGAGAAGCAGCACTTACACAAACTACAGATTATACAGCAAATGATCCTTTTCCTGCTGAAGATCACGAAAATGCACTTGATAAATTAACTTTTCATACACAACAACAGCAAGAAGAGTTAGACAGAGCAATAAAATTATCAAGAACAAATACAATGACATCTACAGAATTTACTGTAGGCGCATCTGATAGAGCAAACAAAGTTTTAGCTTTTGATAGTTCTGGTGAAATATCTGTAACGCAAGAATTAGGCACATTTAAGGGCAACTGGGCAGCAAGCACAGCCTATGTTGTTCGAGATATAGTCAAAGACACAAGCACAAATAATATATTTATAGTAAATTCAGCGCATACATCATCAGGAGCGCAGCCACTTACAACAAATGCAAATTCAGCAAAATATGATTTATTGGTTGATGCAGCATCAGCAACAACATCAGCTACAGCAGCAGCTACCTCTGCAACAGCAGCAGCGACAAGCGCAACAACAGCATCTACACAAGCATCAAACGCAAGCACAAGTGCAAGCACAGCATCAACTCAAGCTACAAACGCAGCAAATAGTGCCACAGCAGCAGCAGCGAGTGCAGCAGCAGCAGCGACAAGCGCAGATAATTTTGATGATGTGTATTTAGGTTCAAAGTCAAGTGAACCTTCAACTGATAATGATGGTGATGCACTAAATGCTGGAGACCTGTTCTTTGATACCACAGTAAATGCAATCAAAGTATATACTGGTTCTGCTTGGCAAATCGTTTCCCAAGCATCATTAACATCTGTTGTTTCAGATACGACTCCACAACTAGGTGGTGATCTTGATGTAAATGGTAATGGCATTGTTTCTGTGTCGAATGGAAACATAGCCTTAACACCAAACGGAAGTGGCGTTGTTCGTCTTGATGGCAATGTTGACATACAAACAGGTGAGATTGTTCTTAAAAATGGTGGTTCGCAGTCAAACATAAAATTTTATTGTGAGTCAAGTAATGCACATTACGCACAACTAACAGCACCAGCGCACTCTGATTTTTCAGGAAATGTTACAATAGTTTTACCAGCGACAGGAGGTACTTTAGCGCTTACATCACAAATTGAAGATCCAACTGCATTGGCAATAGCTTTAGGATAAGGAGTAATAAATGGCAAACACATTTAAATTGGTAACAAAGGCAGGTGTAACGAGTGAAGATGTTATCTATACTGTAGCAGGTTCTACAACAACTGTAGTGCTTGGGATTATGTTAGGCAACACAACAACAAGTCAAGTTACAGTAACACTTACCTTAAGTTCAGATACAGCAAACAGGGCAGGCGCTAACAATGAAGCAAATCAAGATGTTGAATTAGTTACAAATGCTCCTATACCAGCAGGATCTTCATTAGAATTATTGTCAGGAAATAAAGTAAACATGGAAACCACAGATGTTTTAAAACTTACTGCATCTGGAGCAACAGATATTGCGCTTTCAATTATGGAGATAACTTAATGGCATATGTTGGCAATCCCTTAGCTGCTAACTTTCAAACTTTACCATCTGTTGTAAGATTTAACGGAGATGGTTCAGACACAACCTTTGCACTAGGCAGAACTATAAGTTCAGTACAAGAGATTATTGTTAGTGTGGATGGTGTAGTTCAAGATAGTGCTGCTTATACTGTGCCAGATGGCTCAACACTAACATTTAGTGCTGCGCCTTCAAGTGGTACTAACAATATATTTGTTTATTTTTTAGGATTAGCAGGTGAATCAATTACTCCTACAGATCAGTTCAAAGGCAACTTTAAGGCAGGTGGTTTGTTTAGAACTAATGCACAAACATTAGACTCAAACATTACAATACTTGCTACAGAAAATGCAAATGTAACTGGCCCTTTGACAATAACAAGTGGTGTAACATTGACAGTAGAATTAGGTGGAAGGCTCGTAACAATATGAGTGAAATATTTGTAGACACAATACGAAAGACTGGTGGCACACTAGGAACAGACATAAGAATTAAAAATACATCTGTATACGAGTCTGATGGTGGCACAAGTGTTACACAGAATTTAGTACAAGGCTTATGCAAGGCTTGGGCAGCAGTAGCAAATAACAAGGCATCATTATCTGATTCTTTTAATATGAGTTCAGTTGATGATGATGGAACTGGAGATTATGGTTTAAATTTTACAAATCCTTTTAATAATCAATATTATTGTACTCCAATAGGTATAAGAGGAGGTATTACTGCAGGGAACTCTGATGGACATTTTGCTGAAGTAGAAACTGCAAATACAACATCAGCAGAGTGTGAAAATTGGTATGGTGATGCAGGAACAAATGCAACATTTACAGATTGGGAATGTAGACACACTTTTTTTGGAGACTTG